AGATATCATAGATAACTCCAGAATACAAGCTGAAGCCAATTCAATTATTGATTTTACAGAACACAACCCATTTGGTGAACCATAATGTTAGGCAATGCACATTTTTATAATAGAACGATTCGCAAAGTTGTGGTTGCGTTTGGCACTTTGTTTAATGACATTTACATGGTTAGATACACACAAAATGGAACTGTTGAAAATGAAATAGTTAAAGTGCCATTAAATTGGGGTTCAAAAGAAAAGTATATAACAAGATTATCTACCGACCCAACTTTAACTAAATCAATCGCAACAACTCTTCCTAGAATTTCATTTGATATGACAGGAATGAGTTATGATTCAAGCAGAAAATTACCTACTACTGTTCGTAACTTTGCATCTGCAAATAACTCAACAACTGTAAATGCACAATATGTTCCTGTTCCTTACAATTTTGATTTTTCACTATCAATCTATGTAAGAAACACAGAAGATGGTACACAAATTTTAGAACAAATTTTACCATTCTTTACACCAGACTTTAGTGTAACTGTAGATTTTATTCCTTCAATGGAACCAAAATATGATATGCCTGTTATACTTAATTCAGTTTCTAATCAAACCGAATATGAAGGTGACTTAATGTCTACCAGAATGATTATTTGGGATTTAGAATTTACTGCCAAAGGACATATTTGGCCACCAGTTAAAACAGGCAAAATTATTCGTCAAGCAAATACAAATTTGTATATTCAAAATCAATCAACAAAACAAGAACAAAAAGTATATGTTGATTATGCAAATGGTAAAAATTATTTCCATGTTAGTGAAACAATCCGTGTAACTGACCGTGATATAACAGGTACAGTTTCTTATTTTAGTAATTCAAATACAGGCGTTTTGATTGTTCAAGGATTGAATGATTTATTAAAAGATGGAGATGTTGTTAGAGGTGATTATTCTAAAGCAGTTTACACAATTACAACTGTTGATGTTGAACCTTTGAAAGCACTTAAAGTAGTTTCGACACCAAATCCTATAACTGCACAACCTGATGATGAATTTGGATTTTCTGAAACTATAACACAATGGCCTAATGCATAATGAATAAATTGAATCAAACACTATCAGAGGTTCTTGATGTTGAACCGATTGAATATCAAACAAAAGTTGTTGAAGTAAAAACACCTGTTGAAGATGATGCCGAATTTGCACGAACAAACATCCGTGATTTAATTGAAAAAGGTAATAGTGCAGTTGACAATTTACTTTTAGTTGCCAATGCATCAGAACACCCAAGAGCATATGAAGTTGCCGCAGGACTTATTAAAAATCTTGGTGATTTAAACAAAGATTTGTTAGAGATTCAAAAACGAAAAAGAGATTTGGACCCAACACAATCAAAAGGCAATTCAACTACAAATATAGATAAGGCGGTGTTTGTTGGCTCAACAACTGAACTCGTTAAGTTTTTAAAGAATAATAAATAGGATTAATATGGAACAACTCATACAACAACTTAAAGTAATTTTAGGTACAAACTTTGCTTTGTATCTGAAGTCACACAACTATCATTGGAATATTGAAGGTCCTAATTTTCCACAATACCATGAATTCTTAGAAGGTTTTTATACTGAAGTTTTTGCACAAACTGATCCTATTGCAGAAAAACTCCGTCAATTAGATGTTTATACACCTGGTTCTATGGAAAGATTTTTAGAATTGGCAGACATTGAAGAAGCAGTTGATAATATTCCATCTGCAATTACCATGATGCAAAATTTAAAATCAGATAATGACCGTTATATTATTCATCTTCGTGCAGGTATTGCTGCAGCTGACCAAGCGAATGAACCTGCTATTGGTAACTTTTTACAAGACCTTCTTGGTGCTCACCAGAAGAAAGCATGGATGTTGAGAAGCATCATTAAGTAATGTTAGATACTGGTGGATATCTTGGCAATTCAAACTTAAAAAAACCTGGTGTAGAATTATCTTACACCGAGGAACAAGTTGCCGAAATTATAAAATGTACCGAAGACCCTGTTTACTTTATTAGAAATTATGTTAAGATTGTAAACGTAGACAGAGGTCTAATGCCATTTGAGATGTGGCCATTCCAAGAGGACATGGTTAGAACATTTCACGAAAATCGTTTCTGTATTGCAAAGATGCCACGTCAAGTTGGTAAAACAACCACGACTGTAGGTTATATGTTATGGTCTGTTTTATTCCAAGATGACTATAGTATTGCAATTCTTGCAAACAAAGGTGCTCTTGCTCGTGATATTTTAGGTCGTGTGCAATATGCATATGAATATCTTCCAGTATGGTTACAACAAGGTATCATTACTTGGAACAAAGGTAACATTGAGTTAGAAAACAAATCTAAAATTGCCGCTTATGCAACATCTGCCGCAGGTGTTCGTGGTGGTTCTTATAATTTAATTTTCTTAGATGAATTCGCTTTCGTTCCAAAAAACATGGCAGACGAATTCTTTACATCAACATACCCTGTTATATCTTCTGGTAAAACTACCAAAGTTATTATTGTTTCAACACCATACGGATTGAATCACTTCTACAAGATGTGGGTGGATGCGACAGAAGGTCGTTCTACTTACAAACCATTGGAGGTCCATTGGTCCATGGTGCCAGGTCGTGATGCGGCTTGGAAGGATGAAACGATACGAAACACTTCTGAAGAACAGTTTAGACAAGAGTTTGAAACAGAGTTCATTGGTTCATCGGCAACTCTTATATCTGGTGCCAAATTGCGTAGTCTGGCATTCCATAATCCGATATCCTCAATTGAAGGTTTCGATATATATGAAGAACCTATTAAAGGACACCTCTATATTGCCACAGTAGATTGTGCGGAAGGTGTTGAGTTAGATTATTCAACCGTTAATGTGCTTGATGTATCACAAACACCTTATAGGCAAGTCGCTAAATATAGAAATAATAAACTACCTTTGTTGTTTTTCCCAACTATCATTTATTCGGTAGCAAAGAAATACAATGAAGCATATGCTTTGATTGAAACAAACAATGTTGGCCAACAAGTGGTTGACATTTTACACTATGATTTAGAATACGAAAACATCTATAAACTAGAACATCACCATATTAAAGGTCAAAGTATTTCTGGTGGATTTAAAAGGTCCACTTCATTCGGTATAAAAACAACAAAATCGGTCAAAAAAATAGGTTGTGCCAACTTAAAAACATTAGTTGAAAACGACAAATTAATTATTAATGATTTTGATACGATTGCGGAAATGAACACATTTGTTCGAGTTCGTGATAGTTATTCGGCCGAAGAAGGAAACAATGATGATTTGGTGATGGGATTAGTTATTTTTTCATGGTTGACGGCACAGACATTCTTCAAAGACAGTACCGACATTGACGTAAGAAAATTAATGTTGGCAGAACAGAATATGTTAGTTGATGAAGATATAGTTCCAGTTGGATTTATTGATGACGGCTTAAGAGAAGAAGTTCATGTTGATAAAACTAATGGAGATATGTGGACAGAAAGAGGCTATACCTCTTCCGCAACTTTCTAAAAAACTAAATAGACAATAAAAGAAAATTTGACTCATAAACTAAAGGAGAAATCCAAATGGCATTTCAGTTATCACCTGGGGTAAACGTATCAGAAATTGACCTGACTACAATTGTCCCTTCAGTCGCCACTTCAATTGGCGCATTTGCCGGTCCGTTTGCATGGGGTCCAATCGGTGAAATTACTACAATCTCTGACGAAGTTCGTCTTGCTGATACTTTCGGTAAGCCAAACTCAACTAATTATGAATATTGGTTCTCAGCTTCGAACTTTTTAGCATACACTTCCAACTTAAAAATTGTTCGTGCTGCTAACACCGCATCTACATTTAACGCTACAGCTAACGGTACGACTATTCTGATTAAGAACGATGACAACTGGTTGGCATCACATTCTTCATATGCAGATGGCGCATATAATGGCTTTGCAGCTCGTTATGCAGGCGACATTGGTAACACAATACAAGTTTCCATGGCTGATGCAAACACTTATGCAACTTGGGCATACAAAACACAATTTACATCTGCACCTTCAACATCTACATATGTTACAAACAAAGGCGGTGCTAATGATGAAATTCACATTATCGTTATTGATGAAGACGGTTTATTTACAGGTACAAGAGGAACAGTTTTAGAAAAATTCCCATTTGTATCTAAAGCTTCTGATGGTAAAGACGATTCTGGTAATTCAAATTACTATAAGAATGTTATTTCTTCTGAATCAAAATATATTCATTGGTTGTCACACCCAGCATCTGCAAACGTAACAGGTAATATTGCTTGGGGTTCTGTTGCAAGTGCTAATACATTTAAGTTGTTAGTTGCTAATACTACATCATCTTTATCTGGTGGTGCAGATGGTAATGTAGTTACTGCAAACGTATCTACATCTTATGACTTCTTTGATCCGGCTGAATCAGTTGATATTTCATTGATTGTTTCTGGTCCAGCAAATGCAACATTGATTGGAACTTTAATTGGTAAAGCAGAAACTCGCAAAGATTGCGTTGTGTTTGCTTCTCCAGGCAAATCAGATTGTGTCAACAATGCTGGTAGTGAAACAACTTCAATTACAACCTTACGCAACACAATCACTTCATCTTCATATGCCGTATTAGATAGTAATTGGAAATACCAATACGATAAGTATAACGATGTATATCGTTGGGTTCCATTGAATGGTGACGTTGCAGGTCTATGTGCAAGAACAGACCTTGAAAGAGACCCATGGTTCTCACCTGGTGGTTTGAACCGTGGTATAATTAAGAATGTTGTAAAACTTGCATGGAATCCTACTAAAACTAACCGTGATACATTATATTCAATTGGTGTTAATCCAATCGTTTCATTCCAAGGTGAAGGCACAGTTCTATTCGGTGACAAAACATTGTTGTCTAAACCATCTGCGTTTGACCGCATCAATGTTCGCCGTCTATTCATTGTGCTTGAAAAATCAATTGCAAAAGCTGCAAGATTTTCATTGTTTGAATTTAATGACCAATTCACAAGAGCACAATTTGTTGCACTTGTAGAACCATTCTTGCGTGATGTTCAAGGTCGCCGTGGTATCACCGACTTCCGTGTTGTTTGTGATGAGACTAATAACACAGGACAAGTTATTGATTCTAACCAATTTATTGGTGACATTTATATCAAACCTGCTCGTTCAATCAACTTTATCCAACTTAACTTTGTTGCGGTACGCACTGGCGTATCATTCAGCGAAGTGGTTGGAAAGTTCTAATAAATAGAGAAACAGGAGAATAAAAAATGGCATTTAATGTAAATGATTTTAGAGCTCAGATGACAGGAGACGGTGCCCGTCCTAATTTATTTGAAGTCTCTATGCCGTTCCCTGCGTTCTCTGCGCCGGCGAACGCTCAAACAAAATTGACATTCATGTGTAAAACTGCTCAACTACCTGGTGCTACACTAGGTGTTGTACCAGTCCAATATTTTGGCCGTGAATTGAAATTTGTAGGCAACAGAACTTTTGCTGATTGGACAATTACAATCATTAACGATGAAGATTTTGTTATCCGTAATGCTTTCGAAAGATGGATGAACGGTATTAACAGTCACAATCTTAATGTGCGTAACCCATTAGCACTTGCACCTTTAGGTTACTCAGTCGATGGCTCAGTTACTCAATTTGGTAAACAAGGCAATGCATTGAAGAAGTATAAGTTTGTTGGATTATTCCCAACAGATGTTACTCCTATCGATGTTGACTGGGGTTCTAATGATACAATCGAAGAATTCTCTGTCACTCTCACCTATCAATGGTGGGAATCAATTGACGATGGTGTGGTTTAAAGAGAAGGGCTTCGGCCTTTCTCAATTTTTTATAGGATGAATATTTAATGGCAGTCAAGCTCTTTGGTTTTACACTTGGTAAAAAGGATATTGTTCAGGTTCAAGCACCTGAACAACCTTCTTTCGCACTCCCTACCGAAGCATTAGATGATGGCGCAATTACCATCACGCAAAATGCACACTATGGCACATATGTTGACCTAGAAGGTTCGGTTCGTAATGAAATTGAATTGGTTACTCGTTATCGTGAGATGGCAAATCACCCTGAATTAGAAATGGCAATTGATGATATTGTCAATGAAGCCATTACACATGACGTTTCAGGTAAGACAGTAGACATTGTTTTAGATAATCTGAAACAACCAGAAACAATTAAAAAGAAAATTATTGAAGAATTCCATAATATCCTAAAGATGTTAAACTTTGGAAATCTTTCAGATGACCTTTTCAAAAGATGGTATATTGATGGTAGAATTTACTACCATATTGTTGTTGATGAAACAAAACCAAAAGAAGGTATACAAGAATTACGATACATTGACCCACGAAAAATTCGTAAGGTCCGTGAAATCAAAAAAGATAGAGACCCAAAAACTGGTGCTCAAGTTATTGCATCTATTGCCGAATACTATGTGTATAACGACAAAGGTACAACAACTCAGGCATATACAAGTAGTGTTAATGCAGGTCTAAGAATTGCACC